CCGTTTCGCGTTCGATGCCATAGACTTTTTCGAGCAGTTGAATCGCCTGGCTTTCCATGATCTCACCGGCCTGCACCTGCTTGATCGTTTCCTTGATACTGTTGGCAAGAGTGATGTCAACGTAACTGGTTTCCACCGTCCCGGCCATTTGGTTGCGGTAGGTGTCCTTCTCTGTCTTTTTGTCGATGATGTCCGTGACGCTGGTCGAGTTGCCCATCGCCTTGACAGCCTGATCGGGTGTAATCAGGTCGTTGTCGAGCGCGAGGACAAGCATTTCCACCTTGTCTTTCGGGTTGATTCCCTCCGGCGTCGGGTAGTTCCACTTGATGCAAACGTTTTCCGGTTCGGGAATATACTTGAAGTATTCGTCGATGTACTCTTCGTACAAATCCGGCAAAATCCACTGGTAAAAATACCGGAAGATGCGATTGTGGATTCTTACGTCCACGATTTTTCTCAGCGTGTCCAGCCAAACCTGCTGGCGTTGTTGTTCAAGCCGGATGGACGAGTAGGAACCTTTCTCAGCCGAGTTGACTGCGATGTGTTTTGGGATTTGCAGGGCGTGTGCAATGGCTGCAAGCTTCGTTTGGACGTAATTGTCGTAGGTGATATTGTTCGGCGCGTTGGGTGCTGACTTCCAATTGCTACCGGGAGTCAGGATGGGGAGTTTGCACCTGTTGATGTGCCTGTTGTTCGGCGCGTTGAAATTGTCGAGTGCTTGTTCAAACGCGCTCTTGGTGAGGTTGGCACCCGACATGGCGTTGCGTTCGGTCTCGATAAAACCGATAAACGCCGCTTGATTCTTGATCTGCTCAAGGTAATTCGTTTCGTAGTCGATCAACCGTCCAATGTCTTCCAGAACAGGAAGCAAGGGGCTGATTCCGCGCCGTCCCTCGCTGAAATCCTTGAGGTAAATGTGGCAAACCTGACTTTCCGGGATGGTTTTGTAACGCATCGCATTCCACGAACCGTTGACATTTTCTGGAATTTCGTAGATCGTGTAGTGCGTCGGCTTACCGTACCTGTTGTAGTTGATGCCGTCGAGTTGATCGACCGTGTTGATCGTGTTGTTCGGGTTTCCGACGCGCACTGGGTCGATGGTCAAGTAACGGACGGGGCAAATTTCATTGTCCGGGTCGGGCACCATGACGCCGAAGCTGTCGCCGGTTGTGTAAAGATCGATGATCGCATTGTAAAGTTCTTGAAACAGCCCGGTTTCGTCCGCCCATTGATGAAATTTTGACTGGACTTTGTACGAAATCTCGCGGGACATCCTGTTGAGCGTCGCGCTTTTGCGGTCATCGATCAGGTGGTCGATGGAAAATTCGAGAGCCGCCCCAGTGCCGATCACCTGCGATGCAATGTTACGAAGCATTCCGGCGACGTGTGAACTGTGCGTGAACAAATAGCGCGATCTCGCCGTCGCTTCGTTTCGGTCCATGACCGTGATCGGTTGGACGGCATCGAGAAATTGTCTTGCCCCGATCCATCGTTGCCACGTATCCGGCTGAAACGAAACCGCCTCCACGCGGGCAATCGCGTGGTTTGCAGTGTGGGCGGGTTGTTTTCGTTTCTTGCGTTTCATAATATTTGATTCACCACGAAGGTCACGAAGAACCACGAAGGGATTTTCATAAACAATTTTTAAAAAACTTCGTGTTCTTCGTGCTCTTCGTGGTGAAAATTAAAATCTATCCGCGATTCGCTCCCGTTACGGTGGCAATGACAACACCCTGTCGCATCTGGTCGAGTGCTTCTTTCAGCATTTCGGCCTCGACCGCATCTTTCGGATTCTGGAACGAGATAGTGATCCCGTCGCCCGACGCCGATTGAACGCGCGCGCCTTCGTCGAATTGATTTTGAAGAATGGTGCCGAAGTCAGACATGGTCGTTTCCCTTGATCGCACTATAGAGCGATTCCGGGAAACATCAAGAGTTTTTACAGCGTCTTAATAGAGTGCTATGTGATATATCACATAGCTGAAGTGCGCATGAAAAAAGCCCCGGCGGTCGGGGCTGAATTTATTTTTTGAGATTATTTGTAGGAGTTTTTCTTTGTAAGATATTCTTGGTCTGCTTGCGACAAAAGTTTCACTGCAATTGCGCCAGATCGCCCATCTTCTCGCTCTAGTCTTGCTTTTCCATCTTCAGTGTATCCAATAAACTTTGCACTGATTTGTTGCTTGCCGTCAGCAGTCGTCCATGTTCGGAACCCCGTTTCCTTTTCCTTTGATTCAGCTTCTCTCTTTGCTGCCACTGATAATCGTCGTTCTTCTGCTTTTCTTTCATTTTCAGCGCGAATTTCCGCTTTCTTTTTTTCATCGACGAATTTCTTTTCAATCTTTTTCGACAATGCAATCATTTGTTCAAATCCTGTTGGAGTCGTCCTTGTTTTGATTTTGTTGTCTTTATAGTATTGAATTTTTTTGTCGTGATCGATTTGTATTAGAGATGTAACATATCTTGAAAATTCAATGGTATTTTCATATCTTTTTTTACCATCTTTGTCTTTATATTCATCAATCGTATTAAAAATATACTCTTCATACTCCTTTATTCTTGATGATTGTTGTATTATCTCTTTAATAAATGGCATCGCTATTTCTTTCAGCGATTCATCATCTCCAAATTTTTCATTCAATTTTTCTTTAAAAATATCCATTTGTTTGTTGCCTGATTCAATTGCATAACGTGCAGAATCAATTCTATGTTGATGAATAGTATTGAAGTCCTTGCGCTGCAAGGATTCATAACTCATCGATGCTTGTGAAAAGCAATCAACAGTTAATATATTGGCAAAAATCAAAAAAATGCAAATTAATAATATTGATCTTTTCATGCTCAAAGACTCCGCTGAAATTCTGTAGATTTTACATCATGCGTGACATCAAACGGCTTGCCGTTGTGTTTTTCAATGATACTAACGATTGTATCGAGATCGGTGCGGAAAAACTCTTTTTTTGTATTGATTTTGTTGACGCGAAATTCATTCAGGTCGTTTTGGATTTTGCGCTCCAGACCACGCGGATCGTTGGTGGCGATCATCACATGCACATCGAACGGAAACGGAACCGAAGCGTCGCCGAGTTCACGGACGCGGTCAAGCGGTTTTTCCCGTTGCGTCATTCCGACTTTGTAAACCCCTTCACCGAACGAACCAACGTTCGAAAGCACGTAAACGTACCCCGGCTTCGCGGCGGTCTGTGCGTAGCACAACAGCGCAACGGACAAAACCAAAACAAAAATCAAAACCAAGTATTGATACCGCATGATAGCTATTCTCATTCAAACGGACAAAAAACGCAACTGTTTTTTCACTATTTTGATTATTTTTCTTATTTTGTTAAAAAATCAATCTTGACTGTATGGTACAGTTTTCGTATTATGTAATAAAATGGAGGTGAATTTATGTCTCTTGAAAAACCTGATTACAACGCTGTCAAACAACTGGCTAAAGAAGTGCTCAAACAGAACATGGTTGCCAGACCTCCTGTGATAGCATCGCGGCTCGCGCCATCTTACGGTCTCAAAGTCTATCGTGTTCAATTTAACGAAGATCACGAGGACATTGCCGGTTTTATCGATACCGATGAAATGGCAATCGCAGTGAATGCTGAAGACCCGCCGGTAAGACAAAATTTTACGATTGCTCACGAACTTGGCCATTTTTTGCGTGGACATCACTTGAATGAAGGCTACAGCGTCCTATTGCGTGACACAACGCAAATGGAAAATAACTACATGGAAAAAGAGGCAAACTGGTTTGCTGGCAATCTTTTGGTTCCTGAAATATTTTTACGTGAGTATCTTGAATTGTATCCTTATGCAACGGATGCGCAGTTTGCGAAGTGGTTCGGAGTATCTGCTGAAGTCATTCGTATCAGGAGACAATATCTGTGACTCCGAAAGAAAAATCTTTTATTAAAAACGTTGCGAAAATTTTACCACAAGACTCACAAGCGGATGTGGAGATCGAGCAGGCAGCAAAAGAACGAGCGGAATTACATCAGGAATACATGACAAATCGCAAGTGGCTGATTCGTCTTTTAGCATGGATTTCCTGTATCTGGCTTGGTTTCACGGCAATCATTGTGATTATGGTTGGCATCCCTTGTGATTGTTTTCAATTGTCCGATCCTGTGATGATTGCTTTCCTGACAAACACCTTGGGGATTGTCTTGGGTTTGTGGGGGTTTGGTCTGAGATACTTCTTTGGAAAACATCATTGATTATCAATTTGTATCAAATCAAATGGTGCAAATGCCAAACCAGAGTGGAAGAACTTCTTTGGTCCAGACATGTTCCAAGCCAGACTGCGGATTCCGGGATGTCTTGACCAGTACCGGTTATCACAAACTGATATTCACAGAGTTTTTTCCGTTTGTCAACGATTGCCCAAAAGCAGGGATTCTTTCCATGCATTTCAAAATGGATAAATTTGAATCCTTGAGGCAACTGAATGAATTGCACATCGTCAGTGATTTCCATTTGAAATTTCCAGATAGTTTTCATTTTCTCTCTCACTCAAAGGTTATCATTCGTTGCGACGACTCCATTGCAGTCACTTGGTTTATTGATACAAGAATCTTTTCGATAGTCAACTCCTCATGGCCGCAACCGCCTTTGCTTTCTTTGCATTTCCGGTAGCGTATCATGACCTGTTTCGTCTTGAACCGGACGTGACAGACGTAAAGACCTCTTCCACAAATCGGGCACTTGAAACCCGGTTCACGATTTTGGCTTGTCATGGTTCACCCCGGAAAAACATCCGATGTAATCGCAGAGCGTTTCCGTTCCGACGCGACAATCGAAGTAATCCACGTTGCCATTGGCACCCTTGCGTTCCTTGAAACGGTAATAGTCATAACCTCCAACGTAAACCTTTGTTGGGACTTCGTTGCTCTGGTGTTCGGCGTAACACTGCAAATCGCCGGGGTCTTGGGCGAACAGGGACGTCGTGCCGTCGATCCAAGTGTTGACCACGCGTTCCTTGAATTTGTTCACGTCGCGAAACACCGTGTAGCGGACGGCATGGTGGTTGCGTTCCCTGACTTCAAGATTTCTGTTGGAATTCTCAATCCAGTGGCAGTTTGTATTTCCATACTTGGATTGAAATTCTTTGTTCTCAAACATCCTGCCGCGCTGCCGTTCGCCGAGATCGTAGTTCAAATCCCATTGTGAAACCAAACGGTTTGTCGCGTATCCGGCGTACATCGGGATGACGCGGTTTTCCCACGCCGGGCAATCCGCCTGAAACGCGATGATGGTTTCATAGATCGTCTGCTCGTAAGTCTGATCGGTGCAGTCAATCCCAATCAGAGAATAGAATGGGTAAATGTCACCACTCCATTCGTGCCGGTATTGCGTCGGACGCAACAAATCCGCCTCCGTCATTTGCCTTTGCGAACCGTCCTTGTCTCGAAGGATATAGGTTTGTTGCGTGAGGTGAAACAACAATTCCCTTAGCGCAATGGATAGGCACTCGAATTCGTCCGCGCCGTAAAACGCATCGCCGATTTTGACGCGCGGCGTGGATTTCGTGATGCGGCTGACGCCCTGATCCGGCCAAAAACAGTAATCCAAAACATGGGCGAATTTCCGTTTGATACCGAACGCCGTCGTTTCGTAGTGCAACACATTTTTCCCGACGTCAATGAATGACGCCATAAACTGCGATTCTGATGGAATGACAAGCCGGTTGATATTCACCATGCGCGACTCGATCATGGGCGGAGTTACGGTATCGACGCTGATCCCGCCCGACACGGCATATTGCGCCATGTGGGGATTCTGTTGTTGCTCGGTCCAAAAGGCATATTCGTTATTGCACCACATGTCCATCGCAGCTTGAATTCCGCTGGCTTGATGGGATGCAAAATGATCTTCGATACACTCCGCCCCCGCGTCCAGTTCCTCTCTGTGTTCAAGATAATACTGCGTGGCCAGTTCCTGTTTCCCCTGAAGTATGGCAGCATTTNTCACGTCCTTGTACAGCGACCACTTTCTCAAGTCCGGCATTTTCAACAGACGTGGAACCTTGATACCGCGATACTGAGGGTAAATTTTATGATCAAGAATCTGCTCGGCCAAATCGTCCACGCCGATGCAGGTGCAGGCCACAATAACCGTCGTGGGGAGCTGCTTTCCTGTTTCCGGGTCGTCCCCGGCGAGAAACATGATTTCCTGATTCAGTTTATGATCGTAATTGATAATCGTCGTTTTACTGCGTGCCGTCTCGTTGTTTTGCGGGTCGTCAATAAATACCATCGATGTGCGATAGGTCACGCCGTCGATGGTCGTGTCCGTCCCGCGAATGTCTTCCGTTCCCATGCTGAACATGGAAATCGTGATACCGGAATAGGGGCTGCCTTCAATAAATGGAAAAATGATCAGGTCTTTGGCCAAACTTCCGCGTATGCGTTCGCCGCGATAGGTGCTCGGGCGTTTGGGATTGTCGTAAAGAATTTTTAACGGGTAACACAACTCAGGAAAATCACGATAAATCAAACCTTTTTCGGAAACAAAATTTTGAATGATATAACGGAACGTGGTGTAAGTCTTTCTGAGTGTCGAGCAAGTGACGGCGAAACATTTGTGCTTTTTGTTGTGGTAAAGAATCGCCCACAGCAGTCCCGCTCTCAAAACAAATGTTTTGAAAAACGCCCTCGGCAAAGCAAACGCGATGCACTTCTGTTGCTTGATCGAACTTTCCACTCCTTCGATCAGTTGGTAGTGATATTTATTGAATGGCCTCCAGTGGGGAATGGACGGCTTGATGTAGGTGAGAATGAACTGTTCAAGAGAGTCCCGGCAACTTTCGCGACGCGCCATGTCCTCACACTCAGGTATTTCTCCAATATCCGCGTTTGCTTCTCTTGTCTCGCGATGCAAGAGTTTGTTTGCTTCGTTCTGTATATACCTGCGGTCTTCTCTGCGTTCCGCGCGTTTTCGTCTTTGGTTGACACGGCGGTCGAACATCCACGCCGTGAACTTGTACAGGTTGATGTTTTTGTTCAAAATATCTCCGACCTGCATCCCGCCCTGATCCTGCCATTCGATGGCCTTCGACTTGGTCATCACCGTGCCGTACTTTGTGGAATTGACAAGACGTGTGAATTGGGCGAGCGTCAGTTTTTGTAAGTCCATTTGTCACTCCGGTAAAGGGCCGAGAAATTCATACTCAATCTCACCTGTATAATAAGATATTGGCATAGTTCCAAGCATGAGCGGTTTGATTTTCTTACGTGAACTTGTTTTGATATAACATCCGCAAAGATGAGTCGCTTCCTTTAGACCAGGAATTCTTACTAAAAAGTATTTCCCCACATCCTTTTCGGTCGGCAACGTTTTCGTCCATGCAAGGACGGGAGCGGCAGGTGTGCATTCATGTGGCAACCATTGCGGTTCTCTCCACATGCAACCACCACCAGTCATGCAATGACCACCGAAGTAAGCATGGCAGTCATCTGTTGTCACGCCCTCTTTTGTGCAAATAGGTCGTTCTTGATTCATATCACAACTCCTGACTTTCAATCGTTGGCAATCATCCATGCAAGGTAATCCAAAATTTTCATGTTGCCGTTCGCGTCGGCAAAGTCGCCGTCATCAATGTCCCGCTGCAACATATCCTCCGAGATGTGCTTCGACCCTGCTGTTTTCAGCAGTTTGACAAGTTGTTCGGCACTGAGTTGGTTTGTTTCCATTGACTTACGCCTCCTGACGAACCGCCTTATTTCCGGTAAACTCTTCCCAGCGTTTGATAATGACATCGCAGTAGTGCGGGTCAATCTCCATCATGCGACACGTCCTGCCCAGTTGTTCGCAGGCGATCAGCGTCGAACCGCTTCCGCCGAACAAATCCATGATCGTATCGCTCTCGTCGCTGGAGTTGAGCAGGGCGTTTTCGATCAGGGCAATCGGTTTCATGGTCGGATGAACTCCGCAAACCTGTTCTTTGTCAATGAACCAGCACGATGTTTGATGCTTGCCGAGTTTCCGACGCTTGTGCGTTTTGTTCCATGTAAAAAGTATCGGTTCGTGCTGATAGTCGTAATCCAGTCTGACCATCGAAAACGTAGGACTGTTCTTCACCCATATCAGAATATGCCTCACATCAAGACCGGCTTCTTTCATCATCATCATCATCATCATCAAGCCGAGTCCTCCGCCTTGCGGCGCGGTGACATAAACTGCGGCACAGTCATTCAGATGGTTTTTGATATTGACGAAACATGGCAACAAAATTTTGTACAACTCGTCCTCACTCGCACAGTCATTCACGATGTTTTTCTCAATACTGCCTTTTTTAAGCTTTTTGAATTTATTCATTTGCTTGTTTTTATCGCCTATCGCCACACCATAAGGCGGGTCAGTAAAAATCATGTCAGCCTTTGTCCCGGCCATGAGAGTTTCCACATCGTCCAATTTGGCACTGTCACCGCACATCAAACGGTGCCTTCCGAGTAGCCAGATGTCGCCGAGTTGAGTAACCGCTTCCACTTCGTCCGGGACGCCGACCTCTTCCGTTTCTATGACATCCGGCGTGGCAAGCGAGTCAAGCATCTCTTGCAAGGCATCATTGTCCGTGTGAATGGAGGCAATCAGCGCGTCGAGCGATGCCTGATCCGTTTCGGCCATTGCCGCAAGCGGATCGAGCACGGCAAGCAACTTCCCGGCCTCCTCGTCGTTCAAATCCAAAATGAGCACCGGAATTTGCATGTCGGGCGTCGTCTCCGCCCGCAAGTGACCGTCGATTAATTCGAGCGAACCGTCGGCAAGCTCGCGGGCGATCAGGGCGTCGGCAAAGCCAATATCGGCCAGTATGCCGCGCAGGGCGTCCTGCTGCTCTTTGGGGTGCGTCCGCCAGTTCTTGGGATTTGGTTTCAACTCGCTCGCCGGAACGCGGCGTAGCTCTTTAACTCGGTCTCTGATTTGCATTGTATTTATGTGTATTGATTTTTGATATACTTATTCAAAGAAAGCCCTTGATCTTTGCCATACCCCAGCTA